CCGGATTTGAATTTCTTAATCAGGGCTCGCTCCGTATGACCGAAAGACAGTTTCTGAGATTTCTCAGAGCTGTGCGTCGTGAACAGCCGGATGAGGCCTCATTGGCAACAATGGAGGTTCTTGTTAGCAACTGTTTACCTGAGGAATTTGGATTTCCCACTTTCCGAAGTGAGACAGGTTCACCGCTCCTTGACTATGTGCCGTCACCCTCTAAGAGAGCACCACTTTCTTATGGTACTGCTCCAGAAGTTGAAGGAGTGATCGACTCTATGGGGTGCTTAGCCATCCGTAGTGACTTCACCGATGAATTTTGGTGGTGTTACCAGGGTGTGCTTAAGGGACTAGAGCCAATGTGGCAATACCACGCAGCTGTTGCTACGCGGGATGCTGCCTCAAGCGATGTACCACTCGTTGGATCCATTTCATGGATCCAGGAGCCAGGCTACAAATTGCGATTTGTCGCAAATCCTTACAGAGTTCACCAAATGGCTTTAAAGCCACTTGGAGACTACCTTTTCTCTCTTCTAAAGTACATTCCAAATGATTGTACTTACGATCAAGAAAAGGGTGTGAGATATTCTCAAGAAGCTTTGCTTCAAGGGAAGACTGCACACTGTTATGATCTTTCCAATGCAACGGATAATTTTCCGTTGTCGACTCAACTCTTCCTCTTGCGAGGAATTGGAGTGCCGGAAAAATGGGTTTCTCTTTTTGAGAGGATTTCCCATGGTCATTGGAACATCTGTATGGATCAACTTCCCACTGGTATTAAAACCCGCGAGGAGTTATCCAAGAATTTGCGGTTTGGTTATTCACCACTCATTCAATGGAGTGTTGGACAACCACTGGGTGTTTATCCCAGTTTCGCAAGCTTTGCCTTGTGTCACCACTATGTCATCCGTGGCATTTTTGTGATGCTCGGCAAGGAACCTGATTACTTGGTCCTTGGAGATGATGTTATCATCTTCGATGACGAGGTGGCCAAAGTTTATTCTTTGGTTATGCGTCAGGTTGGTGTGCCCATATCGCCGGATAAGACTATCATTTCCGACAAATTTTGTGAATTTGCCGGGAGAGTGATATTCCCAGACAGTGTCCTCCGCGGTTATAAGTGGAGGGGAAGGAATGATAATTCCTTCATCGACGTGGCACGCAACCTTGGTCCTGGTTCCATGCGCCTCTTCAAGAGAAGACAGCGCCGGATCCTCCGGATTCTAGGCCCCATACCAGAACCTTATGGTTTTGGTTGGAACCCGAAAGGGTTGGATTACTGGGAACGCTTGGAACCTTGGCTTGACGCCTTGGAAAGGGGTAGTGAAACGGTACGTACTTATAAGAGTCGTGCTGCACATGTCAATACACTGCTTTACAACAGCAATTGGCATTTTACTACTCTGGATGGTTTAGACCCAGAGCTCGCTTCCGACCAGGAAGCGCAGGCGTTCTTGGCAGGCGCATTCACGTATGGTATGGATGAGAATCCAGCATACTTGATTGCGACTTTGCTGCCGAACGTGGAATACCTTCTTCGTCTTCTAGACGATGGTAGGATTCCTCCTGATAAGGTGATTGATAAGACTCTGTTAACCAATGGTCATCAGATGTTGAATTCTTTCAGTCAAGTTGAGAGAATCTCTCAACTTACGGAGCTCATCCGTTACGAGCGTAAACTTCGAGTAAACAACTAACCATGGGTTGGGAGG